TAGAAGATATACATATTGATAATGAAAAAACATGTTTTTTCGCAACTGCATTTGATTTGTATTTTAATGAATTTCTTGACGATAAAGAATTCACTTCTGATGACATCGGCAAAACAGTATTTCTTACCAAATCAGAAGCAGAAGCAAAGTTAAAGGAGCTGAAGGAAAATGCCTAAATATGAAATATATCAGTGCGACAAGCTATTGCCATTAACGATTGTTGAAGCTGATGATTGGGGTTTTACGGGCGACAACTGTTTGCGATTTTATAACAAAGGAGAATTAGTAAAAGTGGCTGCAGTCTTTAATTTTGACGACATTGCAGGAGTTAAGGTGGTAACAGAATGACAAATGCTTTTAAATTTTTTATAGGAGGCTGTGTAATAGGCCTGATCGTGCTGATAATATGCAACTTTATATTTGATTATTTTGACAAAAGAAGGCTTGAACGTCGGAATCGGTTATCGTTAAAGCGTTCTGAAACAAGACAGGCTATGAACTGCGGCAATTGCCGGGAGCTTTGTTATTATAAAAAGGCTCTTGAAGAAGTAAATCAGGAACGCCTTCGTCTTGAAAATGCGGTTGAAGATTACTGCAGACAGATTAATATTCTGCAAAGCAGTTTAACAAAGGCAAGACTGCATAATAAAGCTGTTTCGGAGGATAAAAAAACTGATGGATAGAGTTAGTGAAGAAAAGGAGCAGCAGGCAGTAATAGAATGGTGTGAGTGGATGCAGGGAAAATACCCTGAACTTAAAGCCATTTATCATATAACAAACGAGGGCAAAAGAAGCAGGGCAAACGGTGCGGCACTTAAGGCAGCAGGCTTGAAGAAAGGTGTTCCCGATTTATGCCTGCCATGTGCAAGAGGCGGATATAACGCTTTGTACATAGAAATGAAAAAAAATCGTAAAAGCAGGCCTGCCAAAGAACAATCGGAATGGATAGATTTGCTGTGCAGACTTGGAAATCAGGCGGTTGTGTGTTATTCCGCTGATGATGCGATTAATGTTATAAGAAACTATCTTTTATCGAAACAGCAAGGGGGGCAGTTAAATGACAAATGAAGAAATAGATATTGCTCAGATGTTTAATGTGCCCTGCAAAATAACTGTTGACGGCATTGAATACAGCAAAATATACAGAATAACGCAGTTGATTAGATTTTATGATAATAAATTAAAGTGCTTTAAATTCTCTGCTGTAGTAAGTAATGATGATTATCCCCATGAAATTTATACTGTTAATCCGTATAATGTCAGGCCTGTTGAAGGCTGGGATTTATTTATAACTGAAAAACTGAAGCAATCGCAGAAAGAAGAAATTTACAAAAAAGTAAAGCACAAGCTTATGTGCAGAAAGGAGGTTATATGATGAATAGATTTGAAAATTTAAAGCCTGAAGAAATTGCAGTTTTAAGATTTGGTTTATATATACTGATTGATGATTATGAAACGGGAGCAACAGATGATAAATCTGAATATGAAACAGCAAAAAAGTTATATGAAGAAATTGGCAAAAAATACTATCAAAAGGAAAATGGATAATGGAAAATTTAAAAGAAAAAATATTTCCGCTTACACTGATTATGCTTGATGCATGTGCATCAGTACCGTATTTTGCAGCAGGTGATTTTAAAAAGGGCATTTATTGGATTGCCGCCGCCGTGCTGAATATATGTGTAACATTTTAGTGTATATATATTAATTACATTATATACATACAACGGTTTTCGCAGCAGATAAAAAATTCACTTAGTTTGGCCATTCAGGTCATATAGGTAGCTGCACTGGTCTATTAATGAATTTCCGTATGTACAGTAAAAATTTCTCGGAGCATTTGCTCCGATTGAAACTTGATAAAAGCATTAATTTAACGACATAGTGTTAAATATAACAGAGGTAATTATGGCATATGTAAAAAAGATTACACAGGCGGGTAATCGAATAAGAGTTGAAAAATATTATACATCAAGATATGGAAGCAAGGGTAAATGCACTCGCAGTCAGAATTACGGAAGCACTCCTGAAAATATGGCAGTGAGAAATGCCCGTTATGCTTATATGAAGGCTGATGATATATTTAATGAAAATTTCAGCAGGGGAGATTTAACAATCACCTTTACATTTGCAAAAGATAAGCGCCCTAAGAATACAAATGAACTGAAGGAAATATGGAGAGGGTATATAAGACAGGTCAGAACAGCTTATAAAAAAGCAGGAGTTACTTTGAAATGGCAGAAGGGAATTGATCCTGACAAAAATAACCCTCATATACATATTGCGTTAACATCAATTGATGTAAAGCTTCTTCCTGAATGGAAATATGGCGGAGTGCATATCAGACCTGTGGAGGACAGAGATAACCATACTTTCGGAAGCTATGCTAAAAAGCAGGGGGCTGATGATGAAGAAAAACCAAAAGAGTTTTTACCCGGAAAAAGTCTTTGCTGTTATTCTCATTCAAGAAATTGTGTTATTCCTGAGCCTAAAATAACGGTGATATCCAATGACCATTGGAGCGAAGAGCCGATTGCTCCCAAGGGCTGGTATATTTTTGAAAAGAAAATTGACAATTGGGAAGACGAAGTAAACGGATATAAGCACCAAAGCTATATTTTATGCAAACTTCCCGATAAAAAGAAACGCAAACCAAAAAGTAAAAGAAATTTAAGCAGCAGGCAATAAAGGGACAAATATGACAATTAAAAGGCTTGAGCAGTACAGAACTATAAAAAGACAGCTTCAAATATTTGAAGCTGATTACGGAATTTCATATATAAGCGGAATTGATTTATCAAAGCCTTCTGTTCAGACAGGCAAAACAAGCAATCCCACAGCAGATAATGCTGTTAAAAAATATGAGCTTACAGCAGATTGTCAAACAGAGTACAACCGCTTATATGAGGAATTAAAGAAATTAACAAAATACATAATTCATATTCAGGATGAAACTGTAAAGGAAATTGCAATGCGTAAGTTTATAAAAGGGCAAACCTTTGAAGAGATAGGCAGAATAATGAATTATGACAGAACAACCGTTTCAAAAAAACTAAAAAGGTATATTTCCCACAATTCCCATTAAAAGTATGATAATATTATAATTGACAAATTAAATAAATGCGAATGAGAGTAACTGACAGCAGGCAGTTGCTCTTATTTTGATGCAAAAAGCCAATAAAAGCCAAGGTGATACGCACACACACAAATCTTAAAATCTTGAAATTATAATTTTATAAAAGGGGGGCTTTGCTTGGAACTGACAAAAAAGCAAATTAAATTTTGCGAAGAATATGTTAAGGATTATAACGGAACAAAGGCGGCAATAAGGTCAGGATATAAAGAAAGCAATGCTGCATCACAGGCAAGCAAGCTTCTTTCAGACCCGAAGGTGTTGAAATATATCAAGGAAAATCAGAAAAAAATAGTTGAGAGCAGCTGCCTTACAGAAGAAAAGGTAATTAATCATTTGCAGGATGTGCTTGAACGCTGCCTGTCTGCAAAGCCTGTTATGGAGTGGAATTATTCAGAGCATTGTATGGAAGAAACGGGAGCGTGGACATTTGACAGCAAGGGTGCACTTGAAGCAATTAAAATGCTTGGGCAGCATTTGGGAATGTTCAGCAACAAGCTGAAAATCAGCACGGATTCAGATGATACGCTAAAGGAAATGATGGAGTATTTTGAACAGCGAGAAAAAGAAAATATATGATCTTTTGTATTATGAGCCGTATAAAATAGGGCATTTTGTGGGCTTTAAGGATTTGACCGAGCTGCATAACAAGTGGCTTCGGTCATTTTTATACGGTAAAGAGGACCAAACACTGCAGGCACACCGAGGAAGCTATAAAACAACTGATTTATCCTTGTTTCTTTCACTGCATATTATTGTTGCCCCTGATGAAAGCACAGGCTTTTTCCGTAAGACTGACACGGATGTTAAAGAGGTGATAAAGCAGTCCGGCAAAATACTTGATTCAGGCTGCTGCAGGCATATTGTAAAAACAGTGTATGGTAAGGAGCTTGAATTTATTAAATGTACCGATACTGAAATACATACAAATCTTTGCAGAAATATCAGGGGAGCTTCACAGCTTCTTGGGCTTGGTATCGGAACAAGTATCACAGGTAAGCATTTTGATGTTGTTGTTACTGATGATATTGTTAACCTGAAGGACAGAATAAGCCGTGCCGAGCGTGAACGCACCAAAATACAGTATATGGAGCTTCAAAACATAAAAAACAGGGGCGGCCGCTTTATAAACACAGGCACACCCTGGCATAAAGATGATGCGTTCAGCATAATGCCGAATATAAAGCGTTATGACTGTTACCAAACAAATTTAATTACCAAGGAACAATTACAGGCTATCCGCTCTTCAATGTCGGATAGTCTTTTTGCTGCAAACTATGAGCTTAAGCATATTGCCGATGCAGACGCAATGTTTAAAAATCCGCAGTTTACAGATAATGAAAAATTACTGTATGAGGGAGTTGCTCATATAGACGCAGCCTTTAACGGTGCAGACGGCACAGCATTTACAGCAATGAAAAAGACAAGCAGCGGCTATATCGGCTTTGGCAAGCGTTGGAACAAGCATGTTGATGACTGCATACCTGAAATATGTGCATATATGAAACGCTTTTGCTTAGGCACTGTAAGCTGTGAGGATAACGCAGATAAGGGATATGTGAAAAAGGAATTAACCGCAGCAGGCCTGTATGCAAAGGGCTATCACGAGAGTATGAACAAGTTTGTGAAAATATCAACCTATCTGAAAAAGGCATGGGGCTCTATTTTATGGCTTGATGAAACTGACCCTGAATATCTTAGTGAAATACTTGATTACAACGAAAATGCGGCACATGATGACAGCCCTGATTCGGCCGCAAGCCTATTAAGAAGTATAGATAAAAAGATAACCTATCACAGTGTAAGAGGAGGATTATAAAATGGAAGATATATTCAGAATGTCGGCAGAAGAGGAGCTGACAGCAGATAAACTTGATTATTTTATTACACAGAATTTCAAAAAAACGGCACAGCGTTATATTAAGCTTGAAAATGCATACTGCAATGATTATGAGATTTTTCATCTGCCTAAAAAGGAAAGCTGGAAGCCTGATAACAGAATTGCCGTTAATTTTGCAAAGTACATTACCGATACAATGAACGGCTTTTTTATAGGTATTCCGATTAAGGTGAGCACTGATGATGAAAAGGTTAAAAAATATGTTGAGTTTCTTGATGCATATAACAATCAGGATGACGGCAATGCAGAGCTTTCCAAAATCTGCAGTATGTTCGGTAAAGGGTACGAAATGTATTATGTTGATGATAATGCGAATATAGGCATTACATACCTTAAGCCTACAGAAGCGTTTATCATTTATGATGATTCCATTTTGAAAAACAGAATGTATTTTGTTCGCTATTATTTTGATTCAGATAATGTGCTTCACGGTTCTGTAAGCAACAGCAGTACTGTAAAATATTTTACAAGAGATCCAAGTATTAAGTTTGAAAACAAAGAAAAGCTGCACGGCTTTGACGGAGTGCCTGCAGTTGAATATGTTGAAAATGAAGAACGCATAGGGCTCTATGAAGGTGCAATGTCTCAGATAAATGCATATAACAAGGCCCTTAGTGAAAAGGCAAATGATGTTGATTATTTTGCAGACGCATATTTAAAAATACTCGGTCAAAGGCTTGATGATGAAACGGCAAAAAATATTCGCTCAAACCGTATTATTAATTTTGACGGTGATGGCTCAGATAGGCTTGTGGTTGATTTTTTGCAGAAGCCTAATGCTGATACAACACAGGAAAACCTTATAAACCGTCTTGAACAGAAAATATTTGTTTCTTCTATGGTTGCAAATATATCTGATGAAAATTTCGGCACACAGTCGGGAATAGCACTTAAATATAAATTGCTCTGTATGCGTAACCTTGCCAAAACCAAGGAACGCAAATTTACAGCAGGCCTGAATTTAAGGTATAAGCTGATATTCTCTAATCCTGTTTCGGGCATGAATAAGGATGACTGGATGAAGCTTAAATTTACATTTACACCTAATTATCCTGCTAATCTGCTTGATGAAGCGGAAATCGCAGAAAAGCTTTCAGGCGTTACATCTAAGGAAACACAGCTTTCCGTATTATCTGTTGTAGAGGATGTAGATAAAGAAATTGAGCAGATAGAAAAAGAGCAGGACACAGCAGGCTTTGCAACTGATTTTCCATTAGACAGGACGGCGGATAATGAGTTATTGGAGTGATAGGCAAAAGGAATTATATTCCTCGCTTGAAAAGGACGAAAACGAGCTTAAACAGCGCCTTGCTGCCGTATATGAAGATGAATATGCAAAGCTTGATAAGGAAATTGCAGCTTATTATCAGAAATACGGCGAAAATAATGTTATTAAGTATCGTAACCTGATGCAGACACTGCCAAGGGAAGATGCAAAGCTGCTTATTGAGCATATGGATGATTTTGCTGTAAAATATCCGCAGTATGCACATCTAATGCCTGTAAGAACATCTATATATAAACTTGACAGGTTAGAAGGGCTGCAGTATTCAGTGCGAATGCATCAGCTTGAAATAAGTGCAGTAAATCAGCAGGCAATTACGGAGCATCTAAATAAACAGGCTGTGCGCGGTGCAAATGCTGCAATGGAATCAATGGGCTTCGGCAAGAATTTTTATACTGAAAGTGCAGATATTATTAAGCTGTTTGTTGATGTGCCCTGGTGCAGCGGTTCAAGCTTTTCACAGCGTATCTGGCAGGACGGTGATAAGCTTGCAAATTATATTACAACAGATATTGCACAGGGCTTTGCAAGGGGCACATCATATCAGAAGCTTACAAAACAGCTTCAGACACGGTTTGTTAATGTTTCAAAAAAAGATGCCTACCGCCTTATATATACCGAGGGCACTTATGTTATGGCAGAAAGCACAATGCAGCCGTTTACAGAGGATTTTGAAAAATATAAACTGTCAACCGCAGCAGACGGCAAGGTGTGCAGTATCTGCTCTTCAGTGGCTAAAGAAAAATTTTACATAAAGGACCGAAAGCCCGGTGCTA